GCCTATCCCACGCGCTCTCATCGTGCATCACGGCGCGCTGTGCATCCTCTAGCGTTTCGGGTATAGGCTCATCGTCACTGGCGATATTGGTAACAGATAGCGTAGCGTTTGTCAAGCCGAGTTCAGTTATGGCCCATACGCAATTATGCACAAGAATGCCGTTTGCAAAATATTCCGGCATTCCATCCACCTCAAGATTGTACACGTCCTTTCGCTCGCTGCTTTCGTAGAGTTGCTCCACATAGTCTGCTGCAAGTTGCTGGCCTATGTTTGTACTTATTTCTGCCAAACTCTCTACCGCATATTGGGCACGCCACACGCTCTTGATAACGCCCCATACTATCGAGCACCAAACGGCTGCACTTCTTCGAGCAATACCGAGCTCGCTTGAAATGTGAGACAAAAGCCTTGCCACACTTTTCGCAATTCCCATTGTACTTTGGATCTCTGCCTTCCCATGATTTGCTCCCATGCTCTCTATGCCATGCGCGGCCCTCTTCTGATGCGTGCCATGCTTTTGTGAGCGGTCTAATTCTCTCAAGGTTGTCCCGCATAGCATGCGTACATCTTCCGGCGTGCCGCTGTGCGTGCTCCGCAGGTGTGACGCATTCAAGATTCTCAATCCTGTTATCCTCTTTGTCGCCGTTGGCATGATGGATAAAGCATCCTTCTGGAATAGGCCCGTTATGATGCTTCCACATAGCTCGGTGCAGCATTTCACCATACTTATCAGCGCGCTCATAATAGGCACGATTATCACGCTTGACATACCGTACGCCGTTGAACACAACTTCTTTTTTGCTTTCTGCCATGCCGAATCCTCCTTATTAACTACACACACTAGTGTATCACAAGGACACAGCTTGTCAATCATAACCCAACCTTTTGCATCAATATAAATACGATGCTCTGGCGTCGCTTCTATCATGCGCCCCTTGCTGGTGCGTAGCGTCATAACGCGCATGTTTTCACCTGTGCGTTTAGCTTCTCGCACCATGCGATACCCAATCCGCGTTAATACCATGTCGCCTTTTTTTATCTGCTCTATCGGCTTTTCTCCGCTTTCTGTGGCTATCATAGTGCCAGCAACCAGACACGCGTCTATCCTGTCAGGGCTGTCTTCCTCTTCAGGCGACCATGAGCACATCTGATCTTCAAGCTCTGTAAACTCGCCGACGTGATGTATTCTGCCTTGCTCATACAATGCCGCTACAGGCTCTGCCCGCGTGTACTTGCCCCGACTGGCATGGACGCTGCTGTATGCAATGTTCGGGTCTACAGTCCGCAGGTTAGCTTCAACCAAATCGCCGCCGTTGTTCACCTCGCCGACTATCCTGTCTGCCTTGTTCTGGTAGTACGATGCCACGACCTCACGGGCCCAGGCAAGCGGCTTTGCTACCAAGCTGCGATCATCCAGAACATAGCCGTGTCCGGAAGCATCACATCCCACGCATACTATGCCTGTCTCGTCACTGTCCGGCTTTGCTGTAACGGCCGGGTCTACTCCGACCACAATCCGCGACAGGTCCGGCACCTTGTCAGTCGTCACACGGAACGCTGATATCATAGCATCATTCCATAGCGCCTTCTCGTTGTCATCGGTCCACTCACCAAGCAAGAACCGCTTGCGTCGGCGCTCTGACATAGCCATCAGTACATTCTGAATGTAATCCTCTGATATGTTGTCGGCGTTGTCTTGTGGGTTCATCAGCATAGAGGCGTAGTTATTTGGGTCCGGGAGCGGCACGTTATCTGTCGGGTTCATCTTCTCGACAAAGACTTTATGTGTCCAGTGCCGTTTGCTTGGCGGGTTGCAGTCATAGTATGCCATATTGCGCAAGCCGCTTCGTTCTGCAAGTCTTGACAGCGCATCCTCTACGCTCGGATATGATAGTTGACTGCACTCGTTGAAGTATATCGTGCTGTACTCTGTGCCGAATACCTTTTCCACACGGTCTTTATCATCCAGTCCGCCGATCCAGACTTGTGACCCAATGGGAAACTCAACGTAATAGTCGCTTTTGTTCCAGTGGCAAGGCAATCCCATGATTGCAATGACCTTCTTTAGCGTATCATGCCAGATAGAAGTCTTTGCATGGTTGAAGCGGTAGCGTACTATCAGGTGCTTGCTTTTCTTCTTGTGCGCCCTGCAAAGTATGGCGTAGACATTGATGAAGGTCTTGCCAGATCGTGAGCCCCCGTAAAGCAGGACATTGCGCGGTCCAGCGCCTAGCAAGTCAAGGGCTTCACTTTGCTTTGCCGTGTAGTTCACAGCTTCTCTTCTTTTGGCCCGAATGTTATGTTTACCTGACCCTTGTGGTTGACGTCTACTTCCTGCTTGTCCTGCCAGTTGTAGTTGCACTTGAGCGAGAAGATAGCGCCCGTTGGGGCCTTGCCTTCGTATAGGTGATTCTCTGCAAACTGCTGCACTTTCAGCTTGGCCTTTTTTACTGTGCCGAAAAATTCAGGCTCATAGTGTTTCTCGTAGTTGAGTAGCGTATCCCTGTCGATATCCAACGCAAGGCACAAACCGCATACGGTATACGGCGCCGGTTTATTTATCCCGATCACCTGCCCGTCTTCTGTCTGCACCTCAATTATGCGGTTGTCACACTCTGCAAAGTAGGCGTCAATAGCGGTTTGCATCTGCTCTGCGCTCTTGAACTTGCGTGGCCTGCCGCGCTTGCGTTTTTCTGACGGTTCCTTGCGTTTTGTCATAGCTCACCTCAATGCACATTGCCCACACTCGTACTGCCGCACCAGTTGCATCGCCATGGTTCTTTTGATAGGGCGGCACATATCCAGATAATACCCCAGAATACGGTTATTAAGGTCAGCACGAAGTGTAGCAAGTGGTTTGGGCTCTTTCGTCTGACTGCTCTGTACTCCTTGCATCTTTGGCACCATCCGCTTTTTTGTTGCATGCTCATGGCGTTGCTCCTTGTTTGTTGCTGCCATTGTTACCATAATTTGATTGCCTTGTCAATCTTTGCCCCGCCGGGATGAATAATCTTAGCCACATCCCAAGCGTCAGCCAATGAGAATCTGTAGTGGCTACGATATGGATCAGGTATTCCGCATGATGCAGGTTCCCATTCGCGCCACACCAATTTACTCCATAGCCGTATGCGCCTCGCAAGTGTCTTGATCTTCGTCATCCCTCACTCCCCGCCGTCTGTCGCGGCTTGCTGCTTTAACTCATCCCCCAACCCAACCGATCCCTCTTCTGGGTACTCGTAGAAATACGCAATGTGTGCGTATCGCCTTATCGCAGCAGCGTCCGTGTCGATCAGTCCGCTTTCTGGGCAGTCTGTCACAGCAATCTCTACTTCGTCCTCCTCGCAGTCCGCAAGTGTTGCGCCCGTCAACACCAACCCAGCGAATTTCGCCAGCGTCTTGATCTCTGAAATCGTCAGTATCATCCCTCACCGTCCTTCCCGCCCGTCGCGGCTTGCCACAGCATGTACGCATTGCCGTACTTGCCCAAACAGTCCTCTACGGCTGGATCGTCTGGGTGCATACATGCATTGTCTGGCTTTCTACACCATTTGCATGTAGCGCATGACTTGCCACTGCCCGTCGCGGCTTTCTTGATTGCGTTGTCAAGATCCATCCATAGCTTTTCGTCTTCGTCTCTGAATGGTCCGTGAATAGCTCCCCAAACCTGTATGCTCTTTGCCACATCTCTTAGAGCCGTCACGCCCTGCCGCGCCTCGGCAAGCTGTGCTTTCAGTTCTGCTATGCGGCTCTGCTTTTCTGTCAACTCCATTCCAAGCCCTTTGATGTTGGCATTCATCCGGTCTGCAAACTCTGTTGTTCCGTTTTCCCGCCGCGCCTCCGCCAGCTCTGCCTCTAGCTGCTGGGCTTTGCCGATCCAGAACCACACCTTTGTTGCATCGCTGTAGCCCTGTTGTCTCAGGTGGTTGTCGAACTCTTCAACCGTCTTGTATGTTGGTGTATCTCTCATCCATCACGCTCCTTTCCTGAATACTTGCACCTCGACCTCCGCTTTGCCCTGCTCCGCGTCCTTGACTTGATGATACTCCCACTCAAAGCCGTCCGCCTCAGAATCTCCCTTGCGGCCGAAAGCGGCAGCGATCGCATCGCGTAGAGCTTTGCAGCCGTTGATATAATTGTCGTCGTCGTACAGTCTTCCGCGACCAGATATGTGCCTAGTGATCCGGACGCGCAACGTGCAATGAGGATCGACCAGCACTTTGCGATTGAGAGCTTTTTTCCCCAGTGCATTTTGTCTAGTTCGTTCTGGCTTGGTATGCGTCCCGGAAACCGCATTGAAATGTATGGTCCCTCCTCGTCGTATGTACTCATCGAGTTGCTCCTTTGTTAATCGCTTGGCTGTCATTATCGGTCCCTCTCTGTGTCGTCCTCATTGAGTCGATCATCGCCCTCGTCACAGTACGGGCATTCATCTGGGTCCTCCCAGTCCTGCCGATATTTGCGGTGACATATTGGGCATACGTTTGTTATGCGTCTGCTCATCCTTCCTCGCTTTCTTTGCCTGCTTTGTACGCTATTCTCATGGCCTTATAGCCCTTTCGCCTTGTTGTGCTTATGTTCTGCCTCGGCAATTTCCTCATCGGTGTACTTGTCTTCGTTATCCTTATTCCACCACCACATCTCTTCTGCGTCTGGGTCCGTTGCCTTGTGTTCTGCTTTTGTGTATTTCTCTTCGTTCTCATAGTTCCACCAGCGCATCTCCCATGCGTGTGGGTTCTGTGCCTTGTGCTCCGCTTTCGTGTACTTCTCTTCGTTGTTCCTGTTCCACCTACGCATCTCCAATGCAG